GGAGTATCAGTTTAGCAGCGACTTTTCGCGCGGAGTTAACGATGGGATTGCGACGTAACATAACCACACCTAGGACAAGGGAACGAGGAGATCTCGTTTCCACCTATGTATGGGAGTGGTCGCCGCATCCCCCATCTGATTACTTGACGGCCCCGAGCAAAATCGGTAGTGACGGTAAAACGTACTACAGGATGCCCGGATCGGAACATGTTGAATGTTCCGTCTATAATAAAATTATAGACGTCTGTAATCTACCACAAAATTGGTATAACCCCGTCTGGCACGAGAAGTATAAAGGCGGTTCCTCCGTGACGTCTCCACAAATTGTGGACAACGCAACTACTGGGAACAGCTACCTAGAGACGAAATATTCGGCTCTAAATATACTTCGCGAGTCTTTTCCGGTTCCACCGTCTGAGCTTATTGATGACTACTGCGTTAAAGCAGAACTCACCTTTAAGAAAGCGACCGAGGCTCAAGGAAGTCTAATCAACTTCATCATTGAGCTTATCGAGGCGCTCGAAGGCTGCGGCAAGATCCTCGAGAGGCTCCAGAATATCTGGGCCACAATGAGGGCTGCATTCGAAGCCGCTTACAAGCGGTTTCGCGCTAGCGGAAAGTCCGAAGCTGCCAGTTACTGGCTAGCTTGGAATTTCGCGGTCAAGCCGACGATCTCAGACATTAAAAATACGATTCTAGGACTCAAAGCCGCTGTTAAGCGGCTCGAGTTCCTAAGGAAACGTAACCACAAGCCGACTACCATGTCGTTTAGACGACGTGATTTTTGGCAGCCGCCCGAAGCTTTACGCTTGGACGGCCCCATCCTCCCTGGAATTGACCAGTTGGAGTCGATTGGTGGTGTGTTACACCATCGTATCCGGACCCACCGCATTCAACTAGAGCTCATCAAATACAGAGTGGACCTCGTCATAAAAGGCAAGGTTCGCTTCGATATTGACGATGCGTATCTAGAAGGAGGCGTTGGTTTAGGGATCGTATGGTCCGCAATGCAGGGGCTTTATAACCCCGAGAAAATCCTCTGGGAGGCAGCGCCTTTCAGTTGGTTGGCTGATTATTTCGTGTCAGCTCGGCAGAAACTTCTGCACGAGCTGTTCGATCTCAGCCCGCTAAAAGATGCGACTATACTTGCATCCGGTCACTCGTTCAAATTTATGAGCAAGTGGCGTGTGATACAAGTCATAGACCGGGATGCTCTCTACAATGTCCAAACTGGTGAAGCTGTATATGATACGCATCACGAGACGGCGTTGTATGATTGTGGCTACGATGTCTATAAGCGAGAACCGGGCTTCCCCCAAGTGGAAGAACACCCGCTGCGGATACCAGGTTGGTATCAACTCTCAAATCTACTGGCACTTCTTTTGCAGAGGTGGAAGTAGTTTGGGATCCTCACGATATCCTATCTAATCGTTGATAGGAGGAAGACACCGTGTTTGGAAGTACACTAATTACCGAGCTAACTCGTTACCGAGAAGGTAACAACCAGTCGTCATATCGCAACATTGGTCTGGCGCCGAACATCCGTGAGGAGGTTCGAATCGCCCACACCACCGCAGGTAAAACTGCGGACGGGAACTCTCTGAATCGTCACCTTGTTGGTTTCGAAGCTGAGATTCTCCCAACTGCTGCGAACGGACTTAAGCAGTCCGAGAAGTTGACGGTCAATTTGACCATCACTCATACGCCTGGTATCCCCGTCACGACCGGTACTGGTGATTTCACCCATGCCTCTGTTGTGCATGCGCTGCTTCAGTTGCAGAAACTCTGCATGAATTCAGCGGCTACCGATGCGACCGCGGGAGCGCTTCCGCCCGCGTCCCTTATCGCCGGCGAAGTTTAATGGATGTAGGTCCTGCAGTGATGTTACTCGCTGCATGGGCTATCCTTATTACTATCGACCGATGGTGGGATGCACGTGCGAAAGCTGCCGGGAGTAAATCCCGGCGCTCGGACTCTAGGAAACCTAGAGTTTAGTTGTACTCTGAAGCCTTGGATGTAACACCTTATGGGGAACATGAAAAGCCAGAGCGAGCGCCCATGGGCGCTCCAGATGTGTCGAGAAATCATCCATGATCTCTACGACGCAATTCGTCACTGCTACGGTAATTCAGTCGTTCTCGGTCCTCACATCCGTGATATGGAACGAGACTTGCGTATCGTTGAAAAGCGGTACGCTGCTGAAGGAATCGGCTTCTGTACTAAGCAACTCCCCAAATTGGGTAAGTTCCTTGATCAGAAGCTGGGAGAACACGAGGCCGATGCTACGAGTTTTCACTCGGACGCATCTGGTTATCCAGTGTTCTTACGTAGCTTTTGGACTCTCGTGAGAGAGTACCCTGTCAGCGAATTGCGCCCTGCGCAGGTCGCACGGGTGATTTTAATCGCCCGCACGCTGTTCTATGGCTTCTACAAACTCGAGGTACCCTTTTCTCCCGCTCAAGAACAAGCTAAGCTTAGCGAGTTCCTGGCTACGGAGGAGGAAGTCTCTCAGTTTGAGATGCCTTCGGACAACCGTGTTTCGGAAACTGCGCGCCACCTCGTTAGTAAGGCTCTTACGGGTTTTAACCTGTCTGATCCTGATTTTCGAAGGACGCTCGTGCCGAAGCACGGACCTGGAGCAGTCGCCTCAGGTGAACGAGGAGAGCAGAAGTGGTATTTTACACACCTCTACGATACTCTTCACCAGCGCTTCCCAACATATGACTATATGTTTGGAGTGCGTTCGTCCGGTAGGTCGATACACCTTGCCGCAAGAGCCGCCTCTTATCGTAAGATGGAGAGGCTGCCATTTCCGGTTGCGAAATTAATTTTCGTACCGAAAGATTCTCGCGGACCGAGGATTATTTCCTCGGAGCCACTGGAGCTGCAGTTTATGCAGCAGGCTGTGGCTATTCCACTAGCTCGACACCTGGAAGCTGTCGGGTTTAGTAGAGGTCACATAAACTTCACGGATCAGAGTATCAATGCCCTGTTGGCCCTACAAGGGTCCAAATCTCGGCATTGGGCTACTCTTGATTTACGTGAAGCAAGTGACCGGGTATCGTGTCTCCTGGTAAGATCTCTCTTTCCAGATGAGTTCATCGAAGACCTGATGGCACTTCGATCCTACGCGACGCTCCTCCCTGACGGGAGTAGAATCCTTCTGCGCAAGTACGCTCCCATGGGTTCAGCTTTATGCTTTCCCATTGAGAGCCTTGTGTTTTGGGCTTTGTGCGTCGCTGCCCTGCGTGTTGCAGGGTATACGGAGAACGAGGCGAGACGCAATGTGTACGTCTATGGTGACGATATAATCGTCCCCACAGATTGTGCACTAGCGGTTGTAGATGCTCTAGAGAGTCACGGATTGTCCGTGAACCTTTCAAAGAGCTACTACAAGGGATTCTTCCGTGAATCGTGCGGGATGGACGCTTGGCTTGGCCAAGACGTCACTCCTCAGCGATTTCGGAAGCTCCCGGGATCTGGTCCACAAGACGTCACAGCGAATTATGCATGGGCAGCATACAGCTCTTCCTTGATTAAGAAGGGCATGCCGCGTGCTGCAAGATTCGCGCAATGCTTAGTAGAAAGGAACGTTGGTCCTCTTCCAAGGACCACTATTCCAACTTCTTACTTAAGCATTGTCGATCCATCTAACCCCTGGAAAGTCACTGACTATAAAGGAGTGAGATGGTGTGTGGGTTCGTGCTATCCAACGTGTCGGTTGTATGCCGCTCAAGTCCCACAAAGGGACTTGTCGTTGGACGACTATGAGCGCCTGAACATGAACCTATTGGGTTCATGGCAGGAGCGCGACCCGTCTGTGGTCGTGGCTAGGGCAGCCACGAAAATGTCTTATAGACGACACTCGTTAATCGAGTTTTCTCTAGAAGACTGGGCCCAGGGTTAAC